GAACACAAGGACGTAGTTGAGGCGACCAGGGTGCAGTGCGGGCTTCTTGCTGACTGGCGGACGATTGAGCAGAAGGCCATATACAACATGATCGTCGGGGTTTACACCTGGGACTTGTTGTGGGAGAGGCTTGGCAACGATGATGTATACGCTTTGTATGAGCAGAACCCGTGGTGCGACATAGGGGAGTTCGACTATTCGGCGGAGCAGTTCATGAACAGGGTTTTCGAGCTAGACTGGTCGACCGTGAGGAATTGGTGCAGGATGGCGGAGCCTTGGTTCATCAATCCCCCGGACGTGCAGATCACGGTGGATGGCGAGGTTAGGGAGCTCAAGCCGGACACGATAGGACACTCCAAGCTGCTCTTGTTCACGGCTAAGGAGCGGGCCGGGGAGATGACGGTAGAGGATTATAACGTGCTTGGGAGCGGGTGCTCTTGGAAGAGGATGAGGCAACATCTCTTGGTGAGCAAGCACGGAGACAGACCGATGAACGACCGGGTCATCCTCTTGGATGCTGGGATTTTGTGGGCGAAGGACGGGAACGGGGAACGGGTTGCGATAGGAAGTTTGGAGGTTGACGAGGAGGACGACCTGGTGAGGTGGGGCGTGGATAGGATCATCAAGGCGGCGGGAGTGAAGGTGAGCGTGTAATATGGGGCTAATAGGGCAGAAAAAGACGAACTATGCAGAGTTCCTACAGCGCAAGACTGACCACGGCGTAAAGCATGGGTTTGACCCGCTATTCATGCCTAGCTTTCTATTTGACTTTCAAGAGGCGCTGGTAGACTGGGCCGTGCGGATGGGCCGTGCGGGGATCTTCGCCGACTGTGGCATGGGCAAGACACCGATGCAGCTTGTATGGGCCGAGAATGTCATACGCAAGACGAATAGGCCGGTGCTCATTTTGACCCCACTGGCAGTCGCCAGGCAGACGCTAGAAGAAGCAGAGAAGTTCGGCATCGAGGCGCACCGGGCCGACGCAACCACGAACCCGACCACGGTCCAGGTCACGAACTACGAGAAGCTACACTACTTCGACGCGACTAACTACGCGGGCATAGTATGCGATGAAAGCTCGATCCTCAAGAACTTTGACGGCAAGCGTAAGGCAGCCATTACGGAGTTCATGCGCAAGGTTCCTTACCGCCTGCTATGCACAGCGACGGCGGCTCCGAATGACTGGATAGAATTGGGCACGTCTAGCGAGGCGTTGGGATACCTGGGGCATACTGATATGATGACCCGATTCTTCACCAACAAGCATAGCTCGTTCGTCGCTATCTCAGGACGTCGTGATAAGTACCGACTCAAAGGACACGCGGTAGAACCGTTCTGGCGATGGGTAGCGTCGTGGGCTAGGGCAGCACGCCGGCCGGCTGACCTCGGATTCGACAACGACGGCTTCATCCTGCCGCCGTTACACGAAAACCACATAGAGGTCAAGGCATCTAGGCCTACACCTGGAGCGCTCTTCGATCTACCAGCTATCACGTTTCACGAAGAGCGGGAGGCGACACGGCGCACGATTCAAGAGCGATGTGAGGCGGCGGCTGAGAAGGTGAAGGGGCATAAAATCTCAATGCTCTGGTGCCACTTGAACGATGAATCCAAGACGCTCAAGGATATGATACCAGGCGCAATCGAGGTAACGGGATCGGACTCAGACGAAAAGAAAGAGGCGGCGGCTCATTGGTTCGTTCACGGGGGCGAACAGCGGCGAATCCTTATCAGTAAGCCCCGACTTTTTGGATTCGGTCTCAATTTCCAACACTGCGCCCATATGACATACTTCCCGACGCACAGCTACGAGCAATACTACCAGGCCACGCGGCGGCTATGGCGGTTTGGCCAGACGCGGCCAGTGACCGTCGATCTGGTCTACACGGACGGGGGGTCTCGTATGATGGGCAACCTGGCACGCAAGGCCAAGGCCGCTGACCGGATGTTCGCCGACCTAGTACGCTTCATGGATCAATCCATGACAGTTGAGAGTACGTATGAGCAATCAGAAGGAAAGGTCCCAGCATGGATGGCAAGCAAGTAATCACTGACCGATACGCGCTATACCTAGATGACTGTTGCGAGATTATGCCAAAGCTGCCCGACGGGTCGGTTCACTTCTCGATCTACTCACCGCCGTTCGCAGGGCTATACCACTATTCATCTAGCCCGCGCGACCTGAGCAACGCACGTGACTACCCTGAGTTCTTGGAGCATTACGAGTTTGTAGTCAGAGAGATACACCGGCTGACCATGCCCGGACGCACGACGGCGGTACACTGTATGGACATACCCAACGGCAATACGGGGTCAGGCGATGACCACTTGATGGACTTCCCTGGTGACATCATTCGACTACACGCGCCGATAGGGTTCCGGTATATTGCCCGCTACCACGTTTGGAAAGAGCCGCTCGGAGTCCGTAATCGGACAATGGCAAAGAAGCTGGCACACGCAACAGTCGTGGATGATTCGTCCAGGTGTGGTGTAGCCAGCGCCGACTACTTGCTAGTGTTTCGTAAGGGGGGCGCGAACCCTGATCCGATAGAACACCCACACGGATTGACGGAGTACGCCGGTTCAAGGCAGATCCCGCCCGAGCTACGGAAGTTCAAGAATTACAAGGGCAACCAGATCAAGAATCGGTATAGCCATTGGATATGGAGACAGTACGCTTCTGCATTCTGGGATGATGTGCGCATTGCTAACGTGTTGCCATTCAAGGAATCGCGCGGCGAAGAGGACGAGCGCCACGTTCACCCGCTGCAGCTAGACGTGATAGACCGGGCGCTGGTATTGTGGTCGAACCCTGGCGATACCGTACTAACCCCGTTCATGGGTGTTGGCTCCGAGGTCTACACGGCGGTTCGGGCGGGGCGTCGGGCCATAGGGATCGAGCTCAAGGCGACCTACTTCCGCCAGGCGTGCAAGAACCTTGAAACGGTAGATGAGCCGGCAGTACTTGATCCGAAACTATTTGAGTAGAAGGGATGTTACTTTAGCAAACCTTGACAATTCGGGGGATTTGTGGTACAATTAGGGCAAGGAGGTGATAGATATGACGAAGAAAGTGACATACAAAATGAAGTTGCAAGGCGACGGGCAATTGATAGAGTTCCTTCAGCCCTACTTGGACGTTTATGTTGAGGAAAGGCTGACTTTGCGCAAAGCGCGGGAGTTCGAGGCTGCGCTGAAGACTTTGTTCGGGGATGCTGTGACCGTACAGACCGCCAGTTGTTCGCCGACGGTCGTAACGATTCTGTGAAGAAGTGGCAGAAGAGAGTCTGGCAGGAAGTCATTGACAGGGATGATGGGTTGTCAATCTACTCTGGGAGGGCTGGTTCAGAAGTCCACCACATCATAGCACTCAGTTACGCGGGCAAGAAGACGAAGGATAAGCTGTGGTGTCTCAAGAACATGTGCGTAGTGACCAAGGATGAGCATATGAAGGCGCACACGAGGGAGATGCGAAGGAAGGCTCTGGAGATCCTGCACAACCGTTTTGGATATGAGTATAATGATGACCCATGGCGAGAATACGGAGTGGGCGAATACCACGTCAGGCACTAGCTACTCAGGGGGCGAACGATGGAACTTGAACGGATGCGGCGCACGCTAGCAGAGGGCATGGGGTGGTTTAAGGGGTTTGGCGGCGCTTATTTTAGAATAACAGATCGGGAGCTAGTATACGCTCATCATGAATGGACACCCGATACTGATTGGAAACAGTGCGGCATGGTCATCGAGGCGATGCGGGAGAAGGGGTGGAAGAGTTTGGTAGAAGATGCTATGCTACCTCACGAGATTGAGCAGAGTCGCCTCTGTGCTGCCTGGTTTCACCCCGATGATGGGCGTCATTGGTGGGCTTACGCTGATGCGGAGCCATACGCCCGCATGTTAGCCGCTGCCCGCGCACTGGAGGCCACCGATGGATGAGCAATACGACGTCATCATGGGCGTACTAGTGGCGATGTTCGTGGCGCTCCTGGTGCTGGCGGTGTGGGGGGCGATGCTAGGGGAGGGAATGTGATGAGAGAGCTTCCGTTGTTGATGAATGGCCCGATGACTATAGCGACGATGGAGCGGCGCAAAGTAATGACGCGGAGGCCGATGAAGCCACAGCCGCCAGACGGACATTGGTGGGCAGAAACACCGTCTGAGATGCGCTTGGCTGCGGAATACTATCCTGGCGAACGTAGGGGCAATCCTCTTGGAATTCCTGGCGATCTTC